CTATTTAACAAGATCTGTTACAAACCTCACGGTTCCATTTTCTTCGACAACCGCTCCCAACGGACCATTGCCATTGCTAGCACCTGCCCCGGTACGACTGAATTCGACCGGAACACTCATCGCCCCAAGCGTTGCCTGAATAGCGTCAACTTTTGAGACGCTCGCGCGCGAACTGCTGTCGCCCCCGTGAATCGCTGCCTTGGCCGCATATCCTTGCGAGCGAAGACCATCGATATAGCTTTTGATTTCCCACTGCGCTCTGCGATTTTCCGGCATCACGTGGAAAATACGTGCCTTGCCCTTGTTTTCGGAGGGCTTTTCGCCGCCCACCGCGACACCCACGCAAAGATCTAAACCATCAGTCATGCATAAGACGCCTGGCTTCGAGGTTCCAGTGGAAGCTGTTGCAGTGGGAACGGTCGAATAGCCAACGCCCTTGATTGGCTTATTTCGATTTAACGCAAATTCCTCGCTTGTTCCAGAGCGCCGTCTAATCCGAGCTGAAGCTAGCCGTGCCGGAAAGGATTCCTCATGACTGCGATCTTTTAGGGGTGCGCTTGGGTGGCTGCGCTCCGCTTGATTCTCGCTGGCAGACATTTTCTCCAACTGGGGGAAATTTGCCGGGTTATAAGAATAACGACTTATACCATTTGTCATAACGTACACCTAGTTGATGCCCGTTAAAAATCATACATGCGACCACCTCGCTTGCCCGGAGGACAGCGAATTTATCTGCAAGAAACCGAACAAAGCGCCTCATTCGAATTTTCAACGTATTGAGAGAATCTACATCCAATAATCATTGAAGCTGAAATGTCAGATCGGAAACCATACATGCGTCCCGTTGCTTGGTCCGTCAATGGCTTCTTTCACAGCAGTAGATCTATCAAAGCTTCAAGCACCAGATCTGATCGAGGCACTGGACTTCGAAGCCATTTTCAATGAAGCGCTTACTCAGTTCCGGCAGCTGATGCCGGAGTTTTCCGCACTCACCGAGTCGGATCCGGTCTACAAGCTCCTGCAGCTGTTCGCTGCCCGCGAGCTGCTGCTCCGCCAGCGCGCCAACGACAAGGCCCAGCAGACCATGCTGGCCTTCGCCACCGGCACCAACCTCGATCACCTGGGCGCATTGTTTGGCGTCACGCGCCTGGTGCTCGATCCGGGACAGCCGGAGACCGGCATTGCACCGACCCATGAGTCGGACGTGGACTTCCGCCGCCGCATCCAGCTGGCGCCGGAGGGCTTCAGCGTTGCCGGCCCCGAGGGCGCGTACATTTATCACGCGCCGCGCCTGGGCAAGTGCTGGTCACCGTCCAGTCGCGCACCGGCGATGGCACGGCTCCACAGGCGTTGTTGGACCAGGTCGCTTCGATTCTCACCAACGATGACGTGCGCCCGCTAACCGACAGTGTCACGGTCCAAAGCGCCCAGATCGTCCCATATGCCATTCGTGGGCGCGTCTACACCTACGCCGGCCCTGACTCGGCAGTGGTCATGCGTGAGGCGCTGCGCAGCCTGCGGGCGTATCTGGATGAGGCACACCGCATCGGCCGTGATGTCCCGGAGTCAGCGATCAAGGCCAAGCTGTTCGCCGATGGTGTGCAGCGAATAGAACTGGAATCGCCTGCAGCGGACATCCGAATCAGCCGCACGCAGGCAGCCTACTGCACCGCGATCGACATCGTGCATGCCGGCATCGATGAGTAATCCCCCGCTGCCGCCCAACGCCACGCCGATGGAGCGCGCCCTGGCCGCCGTCGCCGAGCGCCTGGAAGCCATCCCGCTGCCGTATCCAGACCTGTGGAATCCGGACACCTGCCCGGCCGGTCATCTGCCATGGCTGGCGTGGACGCTATCGGTGGACGACTGGAAGGCCGATTGGAGCGATGCGGTCAAGCGCTCGCGCCTGCGTAGCGCCATGGCAATTCAACGCCGCAAAGGCACCGCCAACAGCGTGCGCATGGTCGTCGAGTCGTTCGGCGGCGCGGTGGCCATCCGCGAATGGTGGCAGACCGAGCCGCCAGGCGCGCCACATACCTTCGAGCTGACGCTCACGCTGACCGGCACCGATGGCCAGACCGCCACGTCTCGGTTCGTCAACGAAGTCATCGCCGAAGTCGAGCGCACCAAGCCCGTCCGTTCCCACTTCACTTTCACCCAAGGATTCCAAGCAGAAGCCCGCATCGGCGTTCTCGCTGTTGCGCGGCCAGCCGTCTATCGGCGGTTGCTCATGGATGCCCAGTAACTGGATACCGACATGCCCGGACTCAAGCTTCAAGTCACCACTGCAGGCCGCGCCGCGCTGGTCAATGCACCCAACACCGGAACCAATCCGGTGCTGATCAGCCATGTTGGCCTCGCGAACGCGCCGTTTAGCGTCTCTGCCGCGTTGACCGCGCTGCCAGGTGAGATCAAGCGAGTAGCAGCGGTGGGCGGAACCATCACCGCCGACGACACGATTCATGTATCCATTCGTGATGAATCCGACGCCGTCTATGACTGCTACGGATTCGGCCTTTACCTGTCCAACGGCACGCTGTTCGCTGTCTACAGTCAGCCAGCCCTCTTACTGGGCAAGGCGGCCGCCGCCATGCTACTGCTCGCCCTGGACGCTGTCCTTGCCGACATCGATGTAAAGCAGATCTCCTTCGGCGCAACCAACTTCACTGACCCGGCCGCCACCACTGAAATGGCCGGGATCGTCGAGCTGGCGACGGAGGAAGAAGCCTCTGCAGGTAATGACAAGATCCGCGTCATCACCGCATGGCTATTGAAGAAGATCTTGGACGCTCGCCTGGGTGCCGGTTCACCATCCGCATTCATTCGCGGGCTGCTGGGCGTCACGAGCGCCGCGCTGCACTCGAACTGAAGGGCGCCGCCCTAAAGGACGAAGGTGCCGGCAACAATTTGGATGCTGACAAGCTCGACGGGCAGCACGGCGCCTACTACCGCGCGTGGGAGAATTTGACAGGGATCCCTGCCACCGCGAGTGCTTGGCCGTCCTGGGATCAAGTCGGCAACAAGCCGCAAACCTTCACGCCTACCGACCACTCACACGCCAACTACGTGGTCAAGACAGGCGATGTCATGACCGGGCAGCTCACAGTGCCGCGTCTGGCGATCAACCTCAGCGGCGGCGCGCAGGGTGCGTTTGATGCCGTCGTCTCAGCCTCCGGGCGAGTGCTCATGCGTGATTACAACGACGGCACGCCAGTCATTGATTTCGTTAATACGCAGAACAACGCCTGGGTGGTCGGTCGCATCCGTACGGGCGGCAACGCGCTGTACCTCGAAACCACGCAGGTCGCCGTCACGGGCACAGGCTCGTTTGGCGGATCCGTGCATGCCGATAGCTTCGGCTCCGCGTCCGGCTATTTCATCAGCAAGAGCAACGTGACCATCCTTGGGGCCGAGGGCGGCGCGAGCATCTACCTTCGTCCCAATGGCGCCTTCAGCGGCGCGGCAGAGGCAGTTCTGAACACCGCAGGTAGCCTGCTGCTGCAGCCGACCGTGAGCAGTCCAGGCAACGGCGTCAACAGCTTTGCCCACCTGAGCTCAGGCAGTTTCGGTGGCGGCTTCGGGCCGATCGATGGCGGCTACAACATCGGTTTCTGGAGCGATAACGGCCACCTTCGCATCGGCATGGCGACTTACAACGGCACGTTGCAGCAGCGCATGGGGCTGTCCACATCTGGCGCGCTGTCTGCCGTTGGCGGCTTTGACTTCGGCTCCTCTCGCAAGCTCAAAAACATCATCGGCGCATTGCCTTATGGCTTGGCCGAGGTGGAACTGGTCACCACGCTGCTGGGGCGCTACAAGGAGCAGTACAACCCGGATGGGCGCGTGCGCCTGTTCTTCGATGCAGAGCAGTTGCTGGACCTCATGCCTGAGACAGTGGACGCACACGGCGTGAGCTTTGACGGCGAGCTGGTCCCGGCGGTGCACATCGATCAGCTCCTGCCGGTCGCATTCAATGCCATCAAGCAACTGTCCACCGCCGTCCGGCGGCTGCAGGCAGACCTCGCTGCCCCGTCCTGCAGCCAGCAACGTGGTGCAGACGGGTCTGCGACTGACAGGGGGTACGGGGCGATGACACAGAACCTGCAACGGCAGGCCAGCAGCGAGTGCATTACGGATACGGCTCACGCGGCGGTGATTGTCAGTGCGTTGAGTCATGAGGGATTGAGCGTCCAGACCGCTGACGGTAGACCAGCGAGGCTTGCGGTTGTCGATCAGGATGGGCGCGTTATAGCAGTTGGCCAAGAGATCGCTGCTGCGGCCTTCGATGCGGCAGTAAAGTCGTACCGCAACTTCTTAATCGGCAACGGCCACCTGCGCATCCTGTCGAAGCCAGTACCCATGTAA